ATGGCTACCTTTGATTTACCTGTACCCATCTCCATAAATAAAGCATAATACTCCGCGGCCCACGAGTCTTCTAACGCCTTGCGTTGGTGGTCATACGGTCTGGTTTTGAATTCGAAATCTAACATTTTGCCCCCTGCGAATTTTTTTGTTGACATTGTTAGCGTATAAGATATTATCCGTTTTTGTCAAGGCCCGAAAGGCGTCTTTAATCGCGAAAGGAGAAAAACGATGAACGACGATATCTTCAAACAGCTTGAAGAAGACTTTGAAGAAAACCTAGCTTCTGTAAATAAAGTCGATCAAGGTGGTCTAAAAAGTTTAGCATCACTGGCTCGACAAATACAAGAGGAAGAAGGGAACATTGCTAAATTGGAGGAAACTCTGAAGGAGGCAAAGAAGAAGCTTCTTAAACTAACTGACGAAGACATGCCCGCTGTAATGCAGGAAGTAGGCATGAACAAGTTTGAACTGGATGACGGTTCAACTGTTGAAGTCAAACCAACCTACGGGGCCTCTATCCTCGTAGATAATCGCCCTCAAGCTTACGAGTGGCTACGTGAGAATGGCTATGATGACATTATTAAGAACAATGTTATCTGTTCGTTCGGGCGTGGTGAGGACGATAAAGCGTCAGCCTTCAAAGCATTTGCTGCGAAAGAAGGTTATGTCGCAAATCAAAAAACCGAAATTCATTCGCAGACGTTACGCGCTTTTGTAAAAGAGCGAGTGGAAGCAGGTGATGCGTTCCCAATGGAATTGTTTGGGGCGTGGGTAGGTCAACGCGCAGTTATTAAGAGAGGAAAGTAAAATGGCTGACAGTAAAGCAGTTGCAAAAAAGCAAGAGTCAAACGTTGTAGAGTTTGACATGTCTGTATTAGAGGCAGACGCCAGTGTTGGATTTGAAAACATTGGTCAGGAAGACTTAGCGCTTCCATTTCTAAAAGTGTTGTCTGGTAATGATCCCGTTCTGGATGACAGAAACTTTAAAGGCCGTAAGGGGGATATCTACAATACGGTCACCGGAGAATGTTTTGACGGAGAAAAGGGTATCAAGGTTATACCGTGTGCCTACCAACGTCGCTTCATTCAATGGGCACCACGAGGACAAGGCAGCGGCGCTCCGGTTGCTATCTATACTCCAGACGAAAAGCGTCCGGAAACAGAGCGTTCGCCTGACGATAATAAAGATTACGTCAAGGGCGGCGAAGGCGACTACATCGAAGAAACGCATCAGCACTTTGTGTTGCTTGTAAACGACGATGGTGCAGCCGAAACGGCTCTGATTGCTATGAAGTCTACGCAGCTTAAAAAGTCGCGTAAATGGAACAGCATGATGATGAGCAGACAAATACAAGGTAAGAACGGACCGTTTACTCCGCCACGCTTTGGCTTTGTCTACAACCTCAAAACAACCTTTGAGGAAAACAGCAAAGGCTCATGGCATGGTTGGGAGATGTCTGTTGACGGACCTACACCAAACCTCGATCTTTATAATCGAGCCAAGGAGTTCGCAAGCAGCATCACCGCAGGGGACGTTGTTGTCAAACATACGAACGATGAATCTGGTAGCAAAGAAGACATACCGTTTTAATCATCTTGCGGCGGGGCCTAGCCCCGTCGCTCTCGTATGGGGGCAATAATGAAAATCGAAAAGTTTGCGTCCATTTTTGATGGACTGAAGGAAGCTTACGGCTACTTCAAAATAGAAAAGACAGGGTCTAATGGCAAAGCCCAAGGCAAGGCGGGGGTTACACGGGAACCACGGACCCCGGAGCTTTGGAAGAACCACTTGCTTGGTAAAGGCACGGGGCTCGGTATCATACCGATCAACGAAGACAACAACTGCAAGTGGGGCTGTATAGACATTGACCAGTATCCGCTCGACCACAAATTGCTTGTCGAGAAGATCCGACGTTTAAAATTACCATTGGTAGTGTGCCGCTCAAAGTCAGGCGGAGCGCACTGCTTTTTATTCGCCACCGAATGGACAGAAGCACGAGACATGCAGAAAGCTCTGCAAAATATGTCCGCGGCTCTCGGCTATGGCGAAAGCGAGATATTTCCAAAGCAAGTCAAACTGCATTTGGACCGTGGTGACGTAGGTAACTTTCTGAACCTACCGTACTACGACGCAGAAAATGGACTGCGGTATGCTTTTCTTGACGACGGAACTTCGGCGTCAATAGAAGAATTTTACGAAATGTACGATAAATTTGTACAAACGCCCGAAGAAGTTGTTAAGCTACAGGTAGTAGGTAGTGGTGAAACCGATCTGCTACAGGACGGACCGCCCTGCTTACAAATACTATGTAAGTCAAAAATCAGCGAAGGGGGCAGAAATAATGGTCTATTCAACATCGGCGTTTACTTACGAAAAGCGTATCCAGATAGTTGGGAGTCCGAAATACTACAGTACAATATGGAGTACCTATCTCCGCCATTGCCGTTGCCAGAGGTAAACGTAGTCGCGAAGCAAGTTGCTCGTAAGGACTACGCATACAAATGCTCAGATGCGCCTATCAACGCGCATTGCAACAAGGACCTATGCCGTACACGTAAACACGGCATAGGAGCCGCTGTAAGCGGGGCTACAATAGCCAATCTTAGAAAATACAACTCAGTACCGCCTGTCTGGTTTATGGACGTCAACGGAGAGCCTCTGGAGTTAGACACAGAAGCGTTGATGAACCAGTTACAATTCCAGAAAGCTTGCATGGAGCAGCTTAACTTCATGCCACGCTCCGCGGCAAAGCAACAATGGGAAAGTCGAATCAGTACGCTGTTGAATGAAATGAAAGACAACGAGAGCGCCATCATTGAGGTTGCTCAAGACGCAAGCATCAGCGGGCAGTTCTACGACTACCTCGAAGAGTTCTGTCGTCACCAACAGCAAGCGCAAGACAAAGAAGAGATATTGCTACGCCGCCCTTGGACTGACGAGGAACAGGATATAACGTTCTTCAGACTAAAAGATTTTGAAGGCTTTCTTCGCAAAAACAAATTTTTCGAATATAAGTCGCACAAGATTGCTCAACGCCTACGGGATATTAATGGCGAAAGTGTTGTTTTAAAAATTAAAGGGAGGGCTGTAAGAGTGTGGCAGATACCATCTTTCGAAAGCGCCGACATGGATTTTAACGTTCCACAGTTTGGCAAACAAGGGGAGGCTCCCTTTTGACCAAAGACCGTAACAAAGACATCGTGTGGATGATTGACGAAAACCGCATGACCAAGACCGCCGTTGCAAAACGTTACAACATCTCGAAACAACGTGTGCAGCAAATATATAAACGGGAGAAAGAAAAGAATGTTCAGGATATTCGGTCCACCGGGAACGGGCAAAACGACAACGCTTCTTAATATGGTGGACAAAGCTCTTGAGCAGGGGGTGCATCCACACCGCATTGCTTTTCTAGCTTTTACCAAGAAGGCCGCCACAGAAGCCAAGGAACGCGCCGCACAGCGCTTTAACCTCGATCCTAAGAAAGACTTAATGTTTTTCCGTACACTGCACTCCTTGGCGCTTACAATGAGCGACATACGCCCAGAACAAGTTATGCAGCCAGAGAACTACAGAGAACTTGGCAATGTTATTGGCATCAGCCTCAACGAAAGCAAAATACAGGCGATGGACGATATACAGGATCTGGTATCGACGTCGGACCCTATACTGGGCCTCATCAACCTGACGCGTCTTAAAAAGTCTGACCTACGCACAGAATACAACCGTAGCAATCTGGAACAGGATTGGAATACGATAAAGTATGTGGACGAATGTCTGCGCGAATACAAAACAAATCTTGGTCTCTACGATTTTACAGACATGCTACAAGAGTTTGTAAACCAGTCCGGCAAGTATTGTCCCAAGTTCGATCTATGCTTTCTGGACGAAGCACAAGACTTGAGCGCCCTACAATGGGATATTGCTCACATACTAGATGACAACTCCGACCGTATGTATGCAGCCGGTGACGATGACCAAGCTATCTATCGATGGGCGGGGGCAGACGTAGACCAGTTCATCAACTTACCGGGCGGGTCTGAAACGCTCAGTCAGTCTTTTCGTGTACCTCGTCAGGTTCATACAATTGCAGAGGGAGTGGTGCGTCGCATAACGAGGCGCTTTCCTAAACGGTATGAGCCAAGGGACGAGCCCGGAAATGTGACGCGGATCGATACTATCACCGGTTTGGACATGTCGCAAGGGACTTGGCTCATTTTATCGCAAGCCGGATATCAATTAACGCCAGTTGCAGCCGATCTACGATCCAACGGCTACCTGTTCAACTATCGCGGCCACCGGTCCATATCCGAAAAGATAAGCGAAGCGGTCAACGGATGGGAGCAATTGCGTCAGGGCAAAGAAGTAACAGGCGACGTCGTTAAAAAAATCTATAGTTTTATGTCTGTAGGTGACCGCGTGAAGCGTGGCTTTAAAAAATTACCGGGCGTTGAAGACACAGACTTGCTTGTCCTGAACGATCTAATCGATAAGCACGGCCTTCTGGCTACAGACGATATGATCTGGTCAGAAGCTATGAACAAAATACCAGAAACAGACAGGGCCTATGTCACTGCGCTGCTACGCAGAAAAGAAAAGTTCAACGGCATACCTCGTATTACAGCGTCCACGATCCACGGTGCCAAAGGCGGAGAGGCAGAAAACGTTGTCCTGTTTACCGACATCAGTCCCGCAGCCGACGAAGAGATGCGCCGTAATCCAGACGACATGCACCGCGTATTTTACGTGGGCGTCACAAGAACAAAACAAAACCTCTACATTGTAGAACCAGAGGACGTATCAAGGAGTTATGATCTATGAACCGAAAAGACGTATTAGAAGAAGCATTAAAACTAATTACCGGAGACAGGGCAGAAAGCTACGGTGATGCCTACGAAAACCACGCTCGTATTGCAGAAGGGTGGAACATAATAATAAAAGGGGCAATGATGTCCCACGGATTGCTGACACCGGCCCACGTGACTTTAATGATGGACTGGGTCAAGACAAGCCGACTCATTGAATCAATCGACCATGTAGACTCATGGATCGATAAGGCAGGTTACACGGCCCTCGGAGCAGAACTGACGGGCCCAAGAAACGAGGAAATAAAAATTGACAGGTTTACAAATGGCTATGTTCGCCCCAAAAAGTGAATGGGTGCCACCACTAGAATTACCAGACCTAACCCAAGCTAAAAAAATAGCTATCGACGTCGAAACAAAAGATCCTAACTTGAAGAGCAACGGGCCCGGTTGGCCCACGGGTGATGGCGAAGTTGTAGGCTATGCGATAGCCACAGATGATTGGGCGGGTTATATACCCGTCCGACACTTCGGCGGAGGCAATCTGGACGAGAAGATCGTCAACAGATGGCTGAAGAAAGTATTCGAGTGTCCCGCAGATAAGATTATGCACAACGCCCAGTACGACCTTGGTTGGATCAGGCAGATGGGTTTTACCGTCAATGGCCGTATTATTGATACCATGGTCATTGCGTCTTTGCTTGACGAAAACCGATTTAGCTACAGCCTCAACGCTCTAGCTTACGATCATCTCAACAAAACCAAATCTGAAAAGGCCCTTGTCGAAGCTGCCAAAGAGTTTGGCATAGACCCCAAAGCAGAGATGTGGAAGATGCCCGCCATGTATGTCGGCCCCTACGCAGAAGCTGACGCTACGTTAACATTAGAACTTTGGAATTATTTCTCCGTACAGCTTGGCAAAGAGGACCTTTGGGACATAGCAAATCTCGAACTGGACCTATTGCCTTGTCTGGTAGACATGACCTTCCGTGGTGTACGCGTAGACCAAGACCGCGTCGAGCGCACCAGAGACATGCTACTCAAGCGCGAAAAAGAAGTGATGAAAGAAATAAAACGTCTGGCCGGTACAGATGTAGAAATCTGGGCAGCGCAGTCCCTGTCGAAAGCGTTCGACAAACTCGACATAACCTACCCAAAGACAGAAAAAGGCGCACCGTCCTTTACAAAACTGTTTCTGGCAGAGCATGAACACCCCCTAGCCAAGCTCGTGGTTGAAGCTCGAAACCTAAACAAAACGTCCGGCACGTTTATCAACACCATTTTAAA